ATTCTTCATCCTAATGCTAACAGAAATGAATTCCTCATTGTCCTCAACTTTGCCGAATATAGCGATAGCAAATATTGCTACAATTCTTAGCGGTGTTATTACCGCCAGTCTTTGCCGCCACATCTTCCCATGCCAGTCCCTCGATAAAGCGCAGCGTGAATATCTGCCGGGTCAGGCTGTCGGGAATATCCGATATGTAGCGCTCAAGTCGGCTGCGCTCATATATGCGCTGCTCGATTTTAGCCTGGATTATAGCTTCGAGATCCGTTATCTCCGCTATGCAGCGTTCAAGCGCAGGCTCAGGGTTCGGGCTATGCGGCATACCGTCGTAGTTCGGCGACCTCGGGCAGAGCAAATTTGCCCGCAGTTCCGCAAGCCTCTCACGGTCAAGCTCTATCTCCTTGTCAAGGTAGTACAGCTGCGACAACTCTTTAAGCGTCATTTAACAGCCTCCTCTCGGGTTTTGTCGTGCTTTTCAATCTCCGGCTTCAGACAATGCCAAAACGGGCACAGAGGCTTTTCTCCGCCGGTCTGTACGAGGAACACACAATGCTCATCCGGACACATCTCAGGCACTGCCATCACCTTCCAATAGCTCGGGGTTATCATAGATATTGCCGATGACCTCTATATCGTGGTCGTAAAAGTTATCCATAACATAGCAAATACTGTTGCCATAAACTTGAAAACAGGATTCATCAAAAGCGACTTGATAAGGCTCCTCATCGCCTTTCAACAAAACAATATCGCCCTCGAAAATTTTCGTGCCGTTTTTGTCTGCCAAACCTGTGTACTGCCCTATCGTTTCAGGGATTACCGTCCTTTTGCTATTATTGGTGCAAATCTGCCAGTCGCCGTCATAACAGCGAATAGGCACACCGAAATACCACATACCACCATTATATTTTTTATCGCCTTTGCCACGGAAAAGTATCTCACGCACTGTTATTACCTCCGTCCATTTTCGCGCCGCAGTAAGGGCAATAAAAGAAATCACGATCTATTGGTGTTTCTCTTCCAGTCGCGATGTCTATAAAGTTACGACATTCAGAACAATAATAATCAACATCGTCAGGAATGATGTCCATCTTTTTCCATTCGCCATGTTTAATCTCTTGCACATCAGCGGCGGGAGCTTCTTTTAAAATTTTAACAGCGGCATTCCAGCCGTCCGCATAACCTTTGTTCTCAAAAACATCTCGGTTACACAAGCCTATCCCGAGTGCAACACGGTCAATATAATCACCCATTCTTTACCTCCGGTCGGTCAAGCACACGTCCGCAACAAGGGCATATGTAATAGCACTCTTCTCTTATCGGCTTCTCTGGTATCTGCTTTTTGAGAGCTTCTATGATTAACTCGTAGCAATCTTTTGAAATACACATTTCACAATTATCTGTGTTTCGATAAAGATAAACTCGATGCAATACCTCACGAAGCGCATCTTCATACATCATAGTCGTCACTCGCTTTCAAAAATCCCATTTCAATGAGTTCCCGGCCGCATCGCGGACAGTCGTGCCGGTTATTATCATCTGCCTCGAATATCTTGCAGCAGTAATAACATCTCAGGCAGCGTGTTTCCCGGTCACTCGTCCGCTCCCGTATGTAACGCCTGTTGGTCTCTTCCTGGGTTATTTGTTTCAGCATGGCAGCTCCTCGATTCTCACATAAATTCCCGGCACGGCAGCCCAAAACTTTTCGCTGATCTCCGATGCGACCTGCGCATCGTCCCTCCAAAAGTGTAGGCGGGTCATGCAGTCTTTCAAGGCTTTCTCGAGATTGTCCGTATCGGGCTTCGAGGTTTTCCATTCCCCGTCTCCGTGTTTCGTCCCTGTGTTGCTGAAACACCATTTGACCATCAGCCTGACTGCGCCCGAATACGGTTCCTGCGGAATGTGTTCTGCCAGGTGTGCCGTCAGCTTCCCTTTTGCCGCTTTCAGCTCGGTCGAATCGTACATTATCGCCTTACCGTTTTTGACGGTTATCTTTTTGTCATGATGCGTTACCGTGGGCGGATGCATCGGCATGAAAAATTCAGTTGTCATTTCAGTTTCCTTTCTTTTTTGTTTTTGAAAATCGCCCTTGTCAAGGTAGGGAAGAAGTTGTGTGCGGCGGCAGCCTAAGCCGCCACACTTCTTTCCCTTGACTTTGAGGGAAGGGAATTTCCCCACTTATATATGAAATATATAAGTGTTTTTTCCCTCAGAGGGAATTTCTCGATTTTTTATCGACTTTTTCCTTGTGAGGGAATTTCTCGATAACCATTCGACTTTTTCCCTTGTAGGGAACGGGAAATTTTATCGACTTTTTCCCTCGTTTTTCTTTCCAACTTCTCCGTCGTCGATCCAAAAACCACCATGCTCTGTCAACCTTTTGCGAACCGTTTTCGCTGTTACTCCGAGATATTCAGACAACTCATTCACTGTTACCCGTCCATCCATATTGCAGGCATCGAAAGCAGTTTCTATGCTGCTTGTTCTATCCTTTTTTCGCTCGGATGATGTCTTTTTGCTGCTGAAGTTTCTCCTGAAAGGCGAGTTTTTCGAATTAAAATCGCTATCCGGCTTTATGTCCTCCAGCACGCCGGTATCATCTATCCGATGTACAGGATAATCGAACCAAAGGTTGACCGGAGCGAACTTCGGGAACTCACGCAAAGTACCTTCAATCCGCCACGCCGTTCGCTGCTCGATCATATTCCACGAAGCTCTTACTTCGGAGAGCATAAGGTCACGAGATGCCGGAGAAAGACTCTCGCCGCACATTTTGAGCAGCTCGTGCGCGGTGTTTTCTTCGTCCTGCGACGGTTCCGGCAGCTTGAAGCGGCGCATCCATTTAAGGCAGATTTCACACTGCGCCTTGTCCTCTTGCTGTTTGCGGATACCGTCGGTTATATCAAGCTCTATGAGGTCGAGCAGCGCGTCGGGGTCGCGGGCAAACACTCCGCTGCCGGACGCTCTGTCCATGCTCCTCTTGCCGCCCTGAGCGCCTTTTGAATGGTGGTGGCAGTAGATAACCGCACACCCGAGCTCGGTACAGACCTTGTCAAACTGGTTGCAGAAATGCGCCATCTGATCTGCGCTGTTTTCGTCGCCGGTGATGATTTTATAAATCGGGTCAATGACAATGGCGATATAGTTTTTCTTTGCAGCGCGTCTGATGAGCTTCGGCGCGAGTTTATCCATCGGAATGGATTTGCCGCGCAGATTCCACACATCGATGTTATGTAGGTTTTCCGCAGCCCAGCCGAGCGTTGTATAGACATCTTTAAAACGGTGCAGACAGCTCGCACGGTCAAGCTCGAGATTGACATACATTATCTTGCCCTGGGTACATTTGAAGCCCAGCCATTCGCGCCCCTCGGCTATGGCGCAGCACAGCTCTATCAGCGCAAAAGACTTGCCGGCCTTTGACGGTCCTGCGACAAGCATTTTGTGTCCCTGCCGCAGAACTCCATCTATAAGCGGCGGCGCAAGCTCCGGCAGGTCGTTCCACACATCGGCGACGCTCTCCGGATCCGGCAGGTCGTCGTTTATGCTTTCAATCCATTCTTTCCATTCGTTCCATGAACTCTTGCCGATGTTTGTATCAAGCAGATATTGTTTCTTTCCGTTGCGTTCAACGCCCGGCATACGGCTCAGCCGCGACGGATTTTTGTTCTGGCGGTCGATATCTATGCCGTTTTTCTTGCACACGTCATAGAGGTAATCAACGCGCTTGCGGTATTCGTTAAAGTTCGCGGCATCGATGCGTACAATGGCGTGCAGACTCTTTCCTCCGCTATAAACGAGACAGGCAATCGGCAGCTCGAGCTCGCGTATTATCTGGTTTTGATGGGTGATGTCGGTCGTATCGGATTCGACCAGAGCATATCGGAACTCCGTTACATTTTCATTTTTGACGCCTTTGCCGTCCAGAGGATTGAAGCGTATCCACGCCCCCGCCTCCGGCTTGCAATCGCCTATTACGCGACCTATGTCGCCCTCGCATTTGCTCAGAGCCTCTATAAGCTCTCCCGCAGTCCTGGTATACACGCCTTTCGTCGGCAGGTATTTACTGTCTTTTTCCCAGCTTTCGGTGACATAACCGACCGTCTCCCCCGCCTCAAAGAGCGTTTCGAGATATTTGGTGATTTGCTCCACCGGATTCCACTCATCAGGTATGTTAAGCTCCTTGCCCTCAATCCAGCTTTTGTCAACGAGGATAAGCTCGTCTTTCTTTTCTCCTATTACGCTGTCCCAATCGAGTGCGCCGTCATCTGCCTGAAAATGCCAGCCGTTGTCTTTTGCCATCTGAACGATAGTCCCCGCCGTAACCGGTGCAGCGGCACCGTTGAAGGTATTCCACTTTTTTTCGCAGTCGCCGGAATGATAGCGCTTGTCCGGTCGGGACCATTCATCCCAGTCATCGCAGCTATATCCCTCATGCTTAAGCGCCATGCCGACTTCCACCCATTCGGAATATGTGCAAGCAGCCGGGTCTATGTATTTTATCAGCTCTTTCAGGTCGAGCTTTTCCTCTGTCATATCGTCATTGCCTCCGGTTTATAGTCTTTAGGCACAATGCCGCGCGGAACTCGCCAGTCGTTCGCCGCTATGCGATTTATCATCTTTGTCGCAGCGTCAAAGCTCCATTCGCCTACATGCAGAAAACCGCGGGATTCCAAAAAGCGTATCTGCTTCGGCGTTGTGAGACCTTCTTCGCGGCGCTTGCTGAGGCGGTCAAGCAGAAGCTTTGCCTTACCGGCGTTCTCGATTGCGTCGGGAAATATACCGAGCTTTTCGAGCGTTTTAATCTGTTTTTCCGTCGGCGGAGCACATTCCCACCCAAATGCCGGGACATAGCTTGAAAGATCCTGCGCGGAAATCGACATTTCATACTGCAGCGGGTCGACAAGTCTGCGCTTGCGCTTCCTCATTTCCTTGAGCTGCGCCGCAAGAGCTTCTTCACGCTGAGCGACAACATCGCTCTCCGCTTGCTGCTCGGCAGCCTCAATATCGACCGAACAGCCTGCCGCTTCGATATTCTCCGTCATTTTCTTGGCGACTTCTTCGTTTTCACATATCAGATGAGCAGGATGACAAAGTTCATGGCGCTCTGTATGCCACAAGAAATCGAGTAGCAGAAGATCCTTTTTGCCGGGTGCAAGGCGCGTTCCGCGCCCGACCATTTGACTGTATAGGCTTCTGACCTTTGTTGGTCTTAATACAATGACACAGTCGACTGCCGGACAGTCCCAGCCTTCCGTCAAGAGCATGGAGTTACAGAGCACATTATATTCGCCGCGCTCAAACGCTTCGATTGTCTCCGCTCTGTCCTGACTTCCGCCGTTGACTTCTGCAGCCTTGAAACCGCGCTCATTCAGAATATCCCGAAATTTTTGTGAGGTCTTTATAAGCGGCAGAAACACGACTGTTTTGCGCTCCCTGCAGTTCTTTATCATCTCGTCGGCAATCTGATACAGATACGGATCCAAGGCGTTGTCGATATCGGCCGCCTTGAAATCTCCGTTCTGCATTGCAACTCCCGTCAGGTCGAGATTCAGCGGAATTGTAAGAGCCTTTATCGGCGCAAGATAACCGTCCTTGATAGCCTGCGGAAGTGTGTATTCATAGGCAAGCGAATCAAAATATGAACCGAGGTTGCGCATATCGCCTCTGTCCGGCGTAGCAGTGACTCCTAAGACATGCGCGTCTCCAAAGTGCTCAAGCACGCGCTGATAACCATCGGAAAGACAGTGATGCGCCTCGTCGATGATTATGGCGTCAAAATAGTCGCTGCCGAACTGTTCGAGTCGTTTTTCTCTCTGTAAAGATTGCACCGAGCCGACGGTTATACGGTACCAGCTGCCGAGGCAGCTTTCTTCGGCTTTCTCTGTGGCGCACATCAAGCCGGTAAATTTCAGTATTTTGTCCGCCGCTTGTTCAAGCAGCTCGCCGCGGTGAGCGAGCACAAGAACCCGCTCACCGTTCTGAACACACTGCTTTGCAACATTAGCGAAAACGACTGTTTTGCCGGTGCCGGTCGGCAGGACAAGCAATGTGCGATTATTGCCGCTCGCCCACTCGTTGAATATTGCCCGTTCTGCTTCCAGCTGATAAGGTCTCGCGTCCAAGGATTAAAAATTCCCCGGAGTGAAAGCGGGACGCTGAGTGGATTCGTCCGGCTCAAGGAATTTCTTGACCTCATTGTAATAATTATCGTTGTAAAGCCTCTGCCCTATCTTGCAGCGGCCTTTTGAACCTACAACCTGCGCCCAGTTCATTCTCAGAGGTTCGCCGTGTTTCTTCTGACCGATACTGATAAAAAACGCGCACACAAGCCCTTCTGTTTTACGCGAGAGGAAAAGATTATGTTTGACGATTGCTGTGCCCTGCGGCGCGTCTATCTGAAGCGTAAGCTCCGCTTTCGGGCAGGCAGACATTTTCTCCGAGCCGTTGAAATAGCCGCGCTCAAAGCTTTTGACGGTGAATTCATATTCCCCTTCCGGCAGAAGTACAAATTCGTTTTCGGCTTCGATTACACTGTCCCAGTCGAGGGCGTCGTTTCTGTTGGTATTGTAGTTTTCGTTCATAGTTAATACTCCTTTTTATTTAAAATTTTCTTATATGATTGACGATGATATCGTAGACCTGCTCCCATGCGCCGATAAGGCAGCCGTTAATGAAAGCTTCGCCATAATTGAGAATCGGCGTGTCGGCAGTGAAGTAACCTTTCCACGCTACCGCACTTCTAAGCTCATCTTCGGTAACGTTGTTCGCCGTCATGAGTTCACGCAGCGCTGCCGGTAAGCCAGAACTCGGTTCAGTGTTCTCAGTGTTCGGGGTAGGCTCATCGGCATCGGCGGTAAACTCGTCGATTTTTGCCTTGAGCTCCTCTATGCTTTTTTTCGGCGGGTCGGGTAGCGCATTCGTCTGCGGCTTATCTTCCGGCGCCGCTGCGACATATGCACCGGAAGACGGAATAAACGGTGCGATGACGCTGAAATCGAAATCGACCTCGTCCGGCAGCCCGTATCTGTTCTTCGCATCCCAGCAGGGATGATGATTGGTATACATTACCCTTCTGCCGCCCTGTGCCTTTCTGCTGTCAGTCTTCTCGTCCTTTATCACGAACGTCTTATAGTTGACGAAGAGAACCGTGTCTGCCCATTCTTTTACGATCGGCGCGACATTTTTTGAAAGTTTCATCTCCCAGCGGTCGTATGCGCCGAGCTCGTCCGGCTGCTCAAACTTACGCATTTTGGCGTGAGCGGTCAGCACGACGTTAATACCTTTTGATATAACCTCATTGAGCAGGTCAAGAAGCCTGCCGAACTCTTCGTAGAGCTTTGTATAGCCCTTGCCGTATCCGAAGTCCTCAATGCTCTGTTTGTGATTTACGGAACATATATGATTACTTGCAAGCTGCTCTGCCCAGTCCGCTGTGTCGATGACAAGCGTCATACACAGTTCGGGGTGATCGCGAACATATTTGACCTCTTCGATAAGCATCGTCCAACTGCTCGGTTTGTCAAAACGCTTAACGTTCAGCCTCTTTGTGCTGCCTTCCGTGTCGATGAAAATCGCGCCCGGGAACTTGGAAGCAAAGGTTGATTTGCCGATTCCCTCCGGACCGTAAACTATGACCCGCTGTGCATCTTCGATTATTCCTGATGTTATGTTCATTAAAACTGTCCTGCCTTCCATGCTTTTTTAGTCTCCGCCGGTTCGTTCACCACATATCCGTCCTCTATAAGGACACTGCATTCATCGCCGGTGCTGACCCTCGTTGCTATCGCCTGTAGCCCCTCAGACTCAAGCCATTTGCCGAACTCAGCAAGAGTGTCAAGATCCATCTGCTCGAGCTTATCAAGCAACACAAACCCGCAACTGGGGTTGAGCTTGCGCACGATGGCCGTGGAAACCTTGAGCTGATCCGCTCCGGACATATTGTCCCACTTGAAGCCGTTGTATGTCAGCTCGCCATCCTTGACCGACAGCCCCGGCAACGGAAGCTGTACGGACTTGAGCAAGTCGGTTTTCTTTTGCCTGACATCTTCAAGCTCGTTCGTCAGCTGGCTGTACTGAGTCTGATACGCTTTCGCATCCTCTTCCGCTTTCTCTTTTTCAAGGTTGGCACGGATTTTAATGTTGATTTTCTCAACATTTTCAATGTCCTCTTCAAGCTCGGCGGTGCTCAGATCCTCGAGGTGCTCCGTCTCCATGTGCGCGATTCTGAGGTCATCCATAAGGCTCTGCTGCTCCGTCATAAGACGTTGAAGCTCAGCCTGGATTCCGTTTATTTTGCTGTTGACGGCGTCATAGTGATGCTGTATCTCGGCGGCTCGGTCACGCTTACGCTTATTCTCGGCGTTATGCGCCATAATACCTTGCTGCTGTTTGATAAGCTCGGATGCGGAAATCAGCTGCTCCGGTACATCCGGATACTCCGTCATCTCTCTGGCATACTTGAGTTTCTGATCGGCTATCTGTCCAATCATGTGGCGCTTGTTGTAGAGCTCCGTCTCGTCGTGCTCAAGCTGTGCGAGCCTGTCTCCAACGCCGATTATGCGCAAAAGTGTGTTGGCTTTTTCCTTGTTTGATGCGGTCATGAACCTCGGCAAATCAAGCGCAAGCTGAGAAATAAACTCGTTTATAAGCTGCTGACCGCCTTTTCTGCCGGTAGGGTCTGTGACCTTCAAGGTGCTGTTCTTCCCGGTGCGCTCCACTATGATGCCGCTGTCCATTGTGATTTTGAGATTGGGCGGCAGTACAGAACCCTCACGCTGTGGCTCTGACGGACGAAATCTATCGCCCCCAAGCGCCCATGCAATGCTGTCGAGCACAGAGGTCTTACCCTGACCGTTACGCCCGCCTATCACAGTCAGACCGTTTTCGGTGGGCTCGATTTTGACTGCCTTAATACGCTTTACATTCTCGAGCTCAAGGCTGTTTATCTTCATTTGACATTAGTCTCCCTTCGTGTTATCATGATGTTGAGGTTTTACCTTTGCCGTCTTCGCTGCCCACTCAGCGTTGGCGGCTTTTATAATATGCGCAGCCGTCTTCCGTCGGCGGCGATTCGCGAAAAATCCCGGTCTCGTGGGTGTACATACATGCCGTGCCGTCCCAGTCGCCGCACGGCGCTGCCATGCGTCTGCGCCAGTCACAGCTGTTGCAGACCGCCATTTTGCGCCACGGGTCTCGTCCGCGCTTCGGTTCCGGTGTCGGTGAAGCAGTGGGCTGTTGCCGATGGTCGGTCAAGCCGGCGAGATAATCAATTGACACATCAAAATACTGTGCTATGTTAACTGCCATCGGCAGCGACGGACAGCTCTTGACGTGCATATACGCCGATACCATGTTAGGCGCGGTGCCGAGTGCCGCGGCAAGGTCTTTCTGCGTGACTTTCGGCACGCTTTCGCGCATCAGGTCTTTTAGCCTGGCGGATAGGATTTGCACGTCGAACGGGCTTTTAGTTGTCTGGTTTCCCATTGCGTTTTGTCTCCTTTCTGTTTAAAATTTTTGCTTTGAGGTCGTCCTCGAAGGCTATGAGCTTGTCCTCACGGCAAAAGCCATAGATGATAAGTACGACGGCGACAATTTCAAAGACTGTTTGAATTGCAAATTTAAGTGCCATTGTTAAACCCCTCTTTCTTTCAATTCACCGCCCAGTCATCAATCCGATATCCCCGCGCTTGAACTGTTCGAGCTTGTCAAGGCGGATGTAGTACGACCAGCCTCCGCTTGAGTGCTGAAGCGCGATACAAAAGGTGCATTTGCCCTCCCTGGCAAGCAGACGGATCTGATGCGGCGGTATGTAAATAACCTCCCGGAGATACATCGCCGCTTCGTCCACTGACATAAGTGCCATTTTTTTACGCATGGTGTTTGTCTCCTTTCACGAGAGCGCTTTCAAGAAGCGTTCTTTTCCTTTTACAGTGACAAGCATCTGAACGCCTGTCCAGTCGGTCTTATCGTTGTATGTCTCCTTGACGGTGAACAGCCCTGAATCGACATGCTCCGCATAGGGCATCAGCCTGCCGCGCTTGTCGCGGTAAATGTACTTGTGGTCTATAAGCCACTTTACGAAGTCGTTCTGCTTCATCCCGAGAAGCTTCGCCGTTTCTCTGACGCCGGTAAGACTCTCGCGGTCGCACAGACCGTCAAAATATTCCGCTTTCGGCTGCATAATGGCGTTTTGAACCGAGAGGTTAGCGTTTATAGTCTTGAATCTCTCAAGCCTTTCCTCAGCCATTCTGAGGGCTCTCGACATCACCGCTTCGGGTGAGTTCCACTCTCTTTCGAGCTGCAAGAAATACTGCCTCGCCTGCTTACCCCGTTCGTTGCGCTGAAGCATACAGATCTCTTTTGCCATGTCGATGGTGATCTGTGCATCTGTTGCCGGTCTACCACCGGTACTTTCGGACAAAAATGTCTGAAAGTCTGCGCCGTCTGTAAAACCGTATTCGCACATTCTCGAAAACCACTTGTTAAAAGGTGTTTCCACTTCAAGAAATTCGTGTAGGTCTCTCGCTAAGACCGTCGGTCTGTCGCTTTCATAGTTGATTTTGATTAACTCGTTCATTTACAAAGCTCCTTATCATTTAATTTATTTGTTGGGTATGTTTACAGCTTTCATTTCATAATTTACAGCATCGAATATTGACTTTTCGGCAATCGACTTGTATACTTTTTTCGAAAGGATGTGTAATTTTGAAGAAAACAATTTCAGCGATAAATATTGAAACAAATGTGCCGGAAACTATTAAATATTACCCTGTTAAAGAATGTCCCTTATGCCATGTTTCTTTTGATGGAACACATTTGTCCGGATATTATTCACACGCTTATTTTGATGACGGCAAAGAAGATCTCGGTAAATATTTCCTTTATGTAACCCATTTTTGTTACTCATGTAATCAGGCCTTTTTAGGTGTATATCACAATGCTCCCGATGGTCTTTTCGAGTTGTTGTGTGCTGTACCGAAAACAGTCCGCAACATCGATTTCTCGCCTGCAATCAATAAGCTCTCTCCTCTTTTTGTCTCCACCTATAATGAAGCCTTGGAGGCAGAAGGAAGTAATCTTTTACGCATATGCGGATTGGGGTATAGGAAATCTCTCGAATATTTGATTAAGGACTACTTAATAAGAGCCTGATGAAAAAAGTAAGGTTCTCGATACTTCGCTTGGAACATTAATAAAAAACAAAATAGAAAGTAATAAGCTAAAAACTCTCGCAAGTAGATCCGCGTGGTTAGGAAATGATGAAGCTCATTATTTGAAGTATCACGAGGAATACGACATTCAAGATTTAAAGGAATTTATTACTGCTATTGTTACATTTTTCGATGCCGAGCTCAGCGTAGATAAAGCACTTCAAATAAAGTCGAAGAAAAGTCAATAATCCCTCGCTTCTTTTTTAGCTATCAATGTTCCGTCGAGTTTCCAGAAGCACTCCTGCATTCGCACGGGGTTGTTCTCTTCACCTGTTCCTACCAGACCACGCGTCCATATCACAGGAATAATCTTAGCCTGCCGCGTCCCGTATTTGGGGTGCGGCTTTTTGCTATCATTCATAGTCTCATCTCCTTTCTTCGACCCTCAAAGGTCGAGTATTTTTGATATTGATGCGATGATCTTCTCGCTGTTGCAGCGTCCGGTAAGAATCCGGTTGAGGTAGCTGCTGTCTACAAAGAGCCCTGTGTCCCGGTTGATCTGCGATATGAGCCACTCCTACGATTTATCCAGGTCTATCAAACGCTTTTTGACCTCTTTACCGAACTCCGTAAAACCGTATTTAAACACGGATGAACACCTCCTTTTAATTGATTGTAATATAAAAATTTTTGTTTTTCTCCCCACCTCTCTTTCTTTTTTTCAGCTCCTTTCTTCGGTTAGCTGTAACTTGCGTTTTCACAAGTTGATGAGTAAAAAAAATAAAAGGAGACTCTTTCGACCGGCTCGCCTATAATCTCAAGTATTTTGAACATTTCGCTTTGCGTGAACTCCCTTGCACCGCAGAGCTTGCGGTTAATCGTCGCTTCGCTTTTTCCGACGCTTTTTGCAAGGCTTTTTTGGGTTATGCCTCTTTGCCTCATTGCGCCGAGCAAATTTGAGTAATCATACATTATCGCTTTCACCTCCTTTTGGTTTGATTATATCACTTGCGTTTTCACAAGTCAATACTTTTTCACAAGTTTTCAAAAGTTTTTTTCATTTTTACTTGCGTTTTCGTTGGCTTTGTGATATTGTATAGGCGAGGTGATCAATATGCCAAGCTTTGCAGAAAGATTAAATGAAGCCTTAGAACGCAGAAATATGACCGCAGCGGAACTTGCGAGAGCGTTGAATGTCGCTGACGCTACAATAAGCAATTATAAAAAAGGAATCTATGCACCAAAACAAAGAAGAACTGAAGAAATATCAAAAATTTTAAATGTATCTATTCCGTGGTTAATGGGTGCAGATGTTCCCATGAAGCCGCTAAACCTCGTTTCTCCGAATGTGACCGAAGATGTTGTTACGTTCCCGGTAATAGGCAATATTGCCGCCGGATATGAAGAAATTGCAGTCGAGGATTGGAGCGGCGAAACCATAGATGTCCCGCGCTCTTTTCTCAAGGGACGAAGCAAATCCGACTTTTTTGTTCTCAAGGTACACGGCGATTCAATGTATCCCACATACCACACCGACGATAAAGTCCTCATTCTTCGGCAAACCTTTGTCGAGCGCAGCGGAGATGTCGGAGCCGTTATATATGATGGAGAATGCGCGACGCTTAAGCGTGTCGAAATTTTTGACGATATGGTGAGGCTCAGTCCGCTTAATCCTTCCTACCCACCCAAAGAATTGACAGGCGCAAATCTCGAGCAGTATCACATCATCGGCGTTCCTTATCTCCTCGTGAGAGAGATAATTAAAAACTAATTAAGAAAGCGTGTTGTAATGTGAAAGAAAAGAAACTGCAAATAGGCATTGATAAAGATGACAGTGTTGGATAAATTACAGTAATGCGTGTAAAAATACAGTTGACTTTACAGCTAAATAGGTGTATTATTGATTAACATTGTAATTTATCGCTATTTTTACAATGTTATGCGCTTACAATACATATAACTCTGTAATGAGGTGAACAAAATGGAGTATAAAGTATTATCTAGCCTATATTATCAAAACAGAAGCGAGTATAATATACTTAGTCTGCAGAGAAAAGAATCGGAATTTGCTATCAAGCTACCATTCTTAATAGGAGGCAACACTGCCTTTTTTTGCATGTGTCAAGAAATATATGACACAACTTACCAAATAATGAAAATTGACAAAGACATTCTTCCTTTGCGTGAACGCCTCCCCACTGCTGCATTGGATCAATTTACAAAGAAATGTCTAATTGATGAGATGAAGCTCACCAACGATATCGAAGGCGTTTTCAGTACGAGGAAAGAGTTGTCCGAAGCATTGGACAGCTTGTCACAAAAAAGCGGTCACAAGTCAAGGTTTTATGGACTGGCTCAAAAATACAGTATGTTGAGCAGAGAATATATTCCGTTGAAGTCCTGCATAGATGTTCGCCGGCTTTATGACGAATTGGTACTTGCCGAAATACTAGAGGAACACCCCGAGAATCGTCCGGACGGTACAATTTTCAGAAAGGAAATGAACGAAGTCACAACAAAAACGGGCAAGGTAATTCACCGCGGAGCCTATCCCGAGAAGCAAATAATCGAACTTATGGAAAATGCACTCGCTGTTCTTAACGATTCATCTTTACCAGTTTTGATTAGGATTTCTCTTTTCCATTATCTATTCGGTTATATTCATCCTTTTTATGACGGAAACGGCAGAACCTCTCGTTTCATTAGCAGCTATCTGCTAGCTCAAGAATTTGACCATCTAATAGGATATGGACTGTCTTATACAATAAAAGAGAACAAAAAGGCGTATTACAATGCTTTTGAAATTTGTAACGACAAAAGGAATTGCGGAGATTTGACACCGTTTATCATAACTTTTTTAAACATAGTCTATGTATCATTTGTCAATCTCTTTCAAGCCCTTGATAAAAGGAAAACGGCTCTTGAACAAAACATGGATATTCTAAAAAAGCTCAATCTTTTTTCTGACCGTGATAACATGCTTGATTTCTGCTATGTTCTTATGCAGGGCGCTTTATTTTCCAGCGATGGAATACCTCAAAAAGAGCTTTGTGCCGTTTTTAACTTATCTACCTCAACTATTGCAAAAAGGCTTTCAGAAGTCGAGAAAGCCGGAATTTTAAAAAAGCACAGAGACGGTCATAGCTTTTTATATTCGATTGACCTTCCTAATCTCTCATCTTTGGCAGAACAACAATAAAAAAGAACCCCCGGTGCGGGAACACCGAGGGTTCGAGAATCAACACACACCATGCGTATAGAGTGGATTGATATAATTATTATATCATCCGCTCCGGCAAAACACAAGTGAAAAGGAGCGGATTTTTTAATGGCAAAGCGTGAAAACGGCGAAGGCAGCGTATATAAACGCAAGGATATCAAGCGGCGTCCCTGGGTCGTCGCGTTGCCAGCAAGTTATAGCCTGGACGAGCAGGGCAAGATGATTAAAAAGCAGGAAATCCTCGGGCACTACGCATCGAGCAAAGAGGCAAAAGCTGCTCTGGCTCACTACCTCGAACACCCGGTAGTTGAAATCAATATGACCGTCGATGACTTGCACACATTGTGGCTCTCCCGTGCCGAATATAAGAACCTGGCTAAGCAATCAAAGGACTGCTACAACGCCGCATGGAAGAAGATCCCCGAAGATGTAAAAAGCATAAAAATGCGCGAGCTGAGAACGGAAGACATGCAGAAATGCATTGATGCATACAGCGCACAAAGCGGCACTTCGCTCTCGTATATAAAAATCACATTTTCGCGTCTTTATGCGCTTGCATTGGAGAGAGACATTTGTTACAAAGACTATTCTAAATTCGTTAAGCTCCCAAAGAAAAAGAAAAACGAAATACATCCATTTTCCACCGAAGAAGTGAAAAAGATAAAGGCTGCCGCACAAGCTAATGTCCCATACGCCGATATCATTCTCATCCTGATTTACACGGGATTTCGTATTTCTGAACTACTCGCCCTTACTCCGGATGATTACATAGCGGATCAAGCCCTGCTCATAGGTGGTCTGAAAACCGAAGCCGGAGAGAATCGCCATGTTCCTGTTCTGCCGGTGATTAAGCCGTATATAGAAGCACTCGTAGCAAAGCAAGGTAAAAAAATAGTATGCCGTGATGACGGCGAGGGATACAGCTCGAGCTACATGCGCAAAAAGTATTATGACTGCCTTGAAGAGATAGGAGTTAAGCGTCTATCCCCCCATTGCTGCCGAAAAACATGTGCAACAATGATGGTAGAAAGCGGTGTATCGCCCGAAGCTACACAAATGATTCTTGGGCACGAAGAATACAGCACGACCTTAAAATACTATGCACTTGTATCAGACAAAACTCTTCATGAGGAAATGGCGAAGATATCTTAAAATCCGTAGTAATCCCGTAGTAACGCCCGATTTCCGTTTAGCATTTATCGTCTGTTGCGCACATCCAAGCTACTATATGTTGTGTTTTTCTCCGCAATTTGCTATGTGTATGCACTACATATTTGACTTTTAATCAAGGTGTCCGGAGTTCGAATCTCCGATGGATCACCAAATACAGAGAAGCCGCCTTTGGGCGGCTTTTTTGTTTTTAGATTTTTTAAAATTTTGTGTTGACAAAGGTATTTTTTGTGTTATGATATAGGTGTGCTACGACAGATAGCACACCTATTCTGATTTTGGTGCACTGCGGCGCGCCGGAATCAAAAAGAAAGGAGAATCGCTGTGGTCTTAATCGACAAGCAGAGCCGCGTGCCGGCATACGAACAGATAAGGAATCAGCTGCTGACTCTTATCCTTGTCGGTACATTCGCTCCGCACTCGCAGCTGCCGTCAATTCGATCCATCGCAACCGACGCCGGCGTGAACATAAACACGGTCAAAAAGGCGTTCTCCGACCTTGAATCCTACGGTGCGATATACACCGTGCCCGGAAAGGGAAGCTTCGTCAGCGAAAAGGCTTTCAAGAACGATTCGGTGCACGACACGGCGGTGTCCGAAGTTTCGGACGCCATCTCTGCCGCCCGCGCCAAGGGACTCAAAAAGCAGGAAATTATCGACATACTCAATGAAATCTACACCCAGGAGGAAGAATTATGATTGAAGTAATCGGCGTTACAAAACGGTTTCAGGACTTCACCGCCATTCAGAATCTTTCGCTGAAAGTCGAAAAGTCGTCAATATACGGGCTTGTCGGCTACAACGGCGCGGGCAAAACAACGCTTCTCAAGACGGTCGCCGGAGTCTACAGAGCCGACGAGGGCGAGGTCAAAATATTCGGCGAGAATGTTTTTGACAACGCAAAGGTTAAGCAGAGACTTTTCTATGTCCCCGATGACCTCTATTTCGAGCCCAACGCGACAATAGAGAGCATGGGCAAATTCTATGCGGGCTACTATCCCCGCTTCAGCTTCGACACCATGCACAAGCTTTCGAAAGTTTTCGGGCTTGACACGAAGAAGAGCATACGCGGCTTTTCAAAGGGCATGCAGAGGCAGGCGGAGATAATCCTCGGAATGTCCACCATGCCCGAGGTTATCCTGCTCGACGAGAGCTTCGACGGACTCGACCCTGCGAAGAGGAACCTCATCAAGAATCTTCTGCTCGAATACATGGCGGAGGAGGAATGCTCGGTCATAATCTCCTCTCATAATCTCCACGACCTCGCCGATATGTGCGACCACATTGCGCTGATAAACGGCAAGAGCATAGTCATGGACTGCTCGGTTGACGACATCAGCGGCTCGCGCTGCAAGTTCAGGCTGGTCTTTGACCGCGACCTCGACGAGAGCGACTTCAAGGCGCTCGACATCAAGCACTTCTCGAAGGACGGAAAGATAATCACTCTGAGCGCCAACGGCGACATGGACGAAAACGAGAAGAAGCTTCAGGATATGAAACCGCTGATGATCGAAAAATTCCCGCTCACGCTCGAAGAGATCTTCCTCGAGGAGATGGAGGGCAGCGACTACGACTTCAAGGACATCTTCGGCAAGACCGAAGAGAAGAAATGAGGTGGAACAGATGAAGAAAAAATATAAGAACACTTTCTGGTTCTCCGTCGCGCACGCGATGAAAAAGAACTTCATTCTCCCCCTTGCAACATTTGTGCTCAGCATGATTTTCTATCTCACCGGCTTCTGCTGGGATGTATTGAGAGAAGCAAAGAACAAGGCCGCTATCACCGGTCAGGACGTTATGAAGTTAATGCGCGAAGCGTATGAGGTCTTTATCTTCGACTCGGAGCGCGCGGCATATGAACCGCTCATCTCGTTCTACCCCGCTCTGCTCGTTGTGATATCGCTGTTAGTCGGCGTTTTGCTGTTCAGATTCGTTACCAATAAAAAGACCGTCAACGTCTATTACAGCCTCGGCATAAAGCGCGCCGATCTCTACACAGCGCGTCTGGTTGCAGGCATAATTATGATGCTCGCGGCAACACTCATCCCGCTCGCAGTATCGTTCGGAATCAACCTCCACTTTTTCGGCTCGTCCGTCATGCTCTGGCGAACCTTCCTGTTCTATGCGGTGCACAACGTGATATGTGTGCTCGCCGGTCTTACAATATCGGCGGCGGTCTCGAGCTGCGTGGGTACGGTTGTTGAATCGCTTGGCTTCTCAGCCGTTCTCGCGGCGTTCCCGAGCGTTGTGACAATGTGCGTGAACTACGGCGTTCCCGCAATTCTCAACGGCGCACCCGCCATAACTTACTATGGCATATATCCTGCTGCGTCAAGCTACGGGGAGCTGCACTTCGACATAACGGACTCCACCATGTTCGGGCGCATCATCAGTCACATAAATCTGCTCATGCTCAACAGAAGCTCTTTTATTAACTCATCTTCCGTTGAAGCTATGACAAAAGAGGCGGCAAAGAAATGGGCTGCCCCCTCGCTGACTCCCTATATTCTCTGGGCAGTTCTCATCGCCGCGTTCTTCGTGTTCGGTCTGTTCATGTTCAAGCGCAGAAAAGCCGAGATATGCGGATTCCCCGGAAGAAGCACCGTTCTCAACTTCGTACTCTGCATGATTGCCTCTTTCGGAGTGGCCTCGCTGGTGCTGTACTTCGTGACTTCCGAAATACCGCAGATAACAACCTGGATGATTATAGTCGGGCTGATGATAATCAGCGTCATAATCTTCCTGATATTCGACATTATTCTCCACCTGAGCTTTAAAGCCATAAAAAAGGACTGGAAGATAGGTCTCGTCCACGCCGGGCTCATGGCGGCGTTCCTGCTCTCGCTCTACACCGGATTCTTCGGCTACAGCAGCCGCGTGCCGGATATTCAGGATATTGACAGTGTATCTATCTCCGCCCCCAACGCGCTGATGGGCAGCTACAAGCTCGGGCGTGAGCTTGGCAACAGCTACAGTACGGACAGATATTATTCCGATGTATACTCAGATTACTACTATGTCAGCAACCACCGCTCGGTTTCCCTCATCGAAAACTTCAAAGACAAAGATGATATAAACACCGTGCGTGAAATACACAAGGCCATGATAAAAGCCGGAAATATCCACAGAGTCAACACAAACTCCGACAACTATTCAAAGAGAATAACCTGCCAGAGCGTTGTTATAAGATACAAGCTCAAGAACGGACGCGAGCTTGTCAGAGTCTATGAATATGTTCCGCTGACAAACTATCCGACACTCTATACTCTCGAAGACACCAAGAACTGGAACAACAAGATAAAAGACGAACTGCTCAACATCGACTCGGAAAACATCATCCCGATAGTTTTCTCTGCTCAAATGGACAACCAGATAGCTGTTGACGAAGAGCTGACGGCAGGTCTTGCGCGCGCGATATACAACGATATAACCACGCTTAGCTCCGACAAGTTCCTGACAAGCAACGCCAAATACCTCGGCTCGGTTGCATTCTGTGTCAAGAGTCAGGGAGAAGATTACTCGATGTATGAGTCATCCGAATATGTCAATGCAACTTCAGTGACAGACGAAACCGTTGAAGAAGAAGTTATACCGCGCCAGGAAATTGTTGACGCACTTTCGTCCCATGATCCGGCAAGCAGACATCTCGCGCTCAGCTGTGGTTTTTCGGTAGTTCCGATAACCGAAGAAATGACAAACACGATAAGCTTCCTCAAAGCTCACGGACTCTATGAAAAGCTTAGCGACGAGTCGCCGATAGTCAGCGCAAGAATAGCAGACATGGGCAAAGCCACATCCTCAGACGATATGAGATACGGTTTCGCCTATTCCAGCCCGATTTTCAACTCGTTCTGGGACGACGGAAAGTCAAAGCCATATTCAAAGAAGGACTCTAACGGCTATGAATATGAAGTTAGCAGCTACACCAGCGGCGACTTCATGCCGAAGGATTCAATGATCGTCACCGACAAGGCGACGCTCGAAAAGCTCGCCGCCAACGCCTACGGCTACCGCTTCGACCTCACGGGCGGATATCTTGTCGAATTCAAGCGCGCGAACGGTTGCCTTACGATAATGTATGTTCCGAAAGGACGCATCGAGCTGAATCTCGGCACGGGCAAATAAAATCAAATCGGCGGCTGCGCTGAAACGGTGCGGCCGCCGAACTGAGCAGCATCGGAGGGAGAAAGGGTGAACAGAACAAAAGACGGCTTTAAAAATCCGTTTGGCTTCACGGTCGCACACGCGATGAGAAAGAACTTTGCTTTTCCGCTCGCGGTCTTTGTAATGAGCTTGGCGCTCTACCTCAGAAGCTTTTTCGGCAGCGACAAGATAAGACAGCTTACGGCGCTGAAGAGCGGCGGCTCGGCAACGTTGGAGCTTCTGCGCGAATCCGGAAAATTTTTAATAATCGGCGGATCTGAGAACTATATGCTGACGGATATTCTCTATTTTTACACGGCGGCAGTCGTTGTTCTCTCCGCCGCGCTGGGTATAATGCTTTTCAGATTCGTCTCAAGCAGGGCGAAGAACAACATATATTTCAGTCTCGGCATCAGCCGCGCGGGTCTGTTTTCGGCGCACTGGCTGGCGGGAGCGGTCATGCTCGAAGCGGCCGTGCTTCTCCCGCTCGCCTTTTCGGCAATGCTGAACCTTATCTACTTCGGCTCGTCCGTCATGCTCTGGCGCACGCTGCTGTTTTACGCCGTTCACATGACCGTGACGGCGCTTGCGGGATTCTCTGTTGCGGCGGCAGTCTCCGTCTGCGTGGGAACCGCAGGCGAATCGGTACTGTTCTCGCTCGCATTCATAGCGTTTCCGAGCGCTGCTGTATATTTTCTCAACAACGCGGTACCGCATCTGCTCTTCGGCGCGCCTCACAATTCAAACTACGCACTCTATCCGTCGGCGAGTCACAACCAGGATATCAGCATGGCGCTCTCCCCTTTCGGGCGCGTGCTGTCGCGTCTAAATCTGCTCTCGCTCAACAACGACGTATTCATCCGCTCGGGCTCGTTGGTCTCGGCCGACGGGTTCTCTAAAATCACCGCAGACGAGCTGAAAAGCTGGAGCGCGCCGTCTCTTGAGCCCTATATACTCTGGGCGATACTGACCGCCCTGCTGTTCGTTTTCGGGCTTTTGATGCTAAAGCGCAGGAAGGTGGAGATATGCGGCTTCAGCGGCAGGAGCAAGGCTTTAAACTTTTTGCTGACCGCCATGCTCTCTGTTTCCGCAGGCTCGACTATCGTCGCCGTTAATTTTTATTTTTCGCAAATCACCGACAAGCAATATCTTATAACGGGCATAACAACCGTGCTTTTGAGCGCTGTTATATTCGTGGTTTTCGATATTATGCTCAATCTCAGCTTTAAGGCACTCAAAAAGGATTGGAAATACGGGCTTGTCCATGTGACTCTCGCGGTCGCCGTTATGCTCTCGCTCTACACCGGGTTCTTCGGTTACAGCAGCCGCGTGCCTGATACCGACAGCATCGAGAGCGCATCGGTATCCGCTCCGGACATACTTCTCGGAAGCTACCGCACAAAAGCAGACGAGCTCAAATTCAACGCAAACTCCGGCTACTATCTCGCCTTCGACGAGGACGGAAACCCGGTTGGCATAAACAGCGGCTGTTACTATCGCAGCAACGCCGACGAAAGGCGCATAATTATCGACGGATTCAAAAGCGAAAGCGACATTAACGCCGTGCGCGAGCTGCACAAAAGGCTCATCGCCTCGGGCAGAAAAGTTGTTTCAAGCAGCGAGGATTATTCCGAAAGAGCCGTGCGCAGCACTGTTATTATAAAATACAAGCTCAAGAACGGACGCGAGATAACAAGAGAATATCAGACAGTCGGGCTCGGCGACTATCTCTCGCTCTATTCAATAGAGAACACCGAGAACTGGAACAACAAAATCAAAAACGAGCTGCTGAACATAAACAGCGAAAAAGTATTCCCCGTTCTCTTCTCGGGACAGATGGACAAAAAGACCGTCGTTGACCAAAAATTTACACGCGGACTCGCCCGCGCGATATATAACGACATAACCGCTCTCGGCGCGGACAGAATTCTCTGCTCCGACTCGAAATGGCTCGGCGCGACGGCTCTGTACCGTGACGGTATCAAGGCGGAAATGGAAGCGGTAACTCAAATCTACTCGCCCGATACAGTCAATGGGGACACCGAAACGCCGGAAGATGCGATAAGAAAGGCTTGGAAGACAGGCAACTACGGAGAGATGATGACCAACGGCTCGGAATACGGAGATTTCGGCAAGTTCAAGTCCGTTATTCCGATAACAGAGGAAATGACGAACACCGTCGAATATCTCAAAGCCCACGGGCTCTATGACCTGCTCGTTGACGAATCGCCTATAGTCGCCGTCAGAGTGGCGGACATAGGCAAGCTCACCGTCGACGCGCTTGAATACACCACGCCGATATTCAACGCTTTCTGGGACAACGGCAAATCAAAGCCGGAAACCGACCGCGAGACCGGAGAACAGATAAGCACATACACGAGCGGCGACTACATGCCGAAAAATTCAAGGGAATTCACCGACGGCGCAACGATAAACGCACTCGCCGAAAACGCCTACGGCTACAGATTCGACCTCACGGGCGGATATGTTGCCGAGTTCAGACGTGCCAACGGCTGC